ACCGCGAGCGAATGCCACCCAATGTGGGTGCTTCAGCCCGTCTGCCAATTGGCGAACGTGAGCATCAGTTAGTGGTGTGTCAGTCATAGTCGTTGTTGTCAGGACCTGATTCGCTTTGAATGATGACGCCCACGTTCACCCCAATGGCGAACGCAAGCAGGCAGAGAAGGATGATCACAGCAGCCCCTCCGCTTTTGCGGTCTTCAGGCAACGGGAAACGTGCCGAGCTGCCATCCGCATCGACTTGCGCTCCTCCTCCTTCTCCCAGCCCGTGGAATAGAGAGCGTTCGTCCGGTGCGTGCAGGCCTTGGCCAGCCAATAGCCCAGATTGTGCAGCGGGCTAGCCAGTAGTTTGAATCTGACGTTCTTTGTGTTCATAGGAAAAAAAGAGGGGGAGGTGTCGCCTCCCCCTCAGTAGGATCAGAAGGGTACGTCTTCGTCAACACCATTTCCGCCACTCTCCGTGGTGGCTTCCGTGATGCCGCCCCCGGTGCGCTGCTTGTACTCGTCCGAGGCCGTGATCTTCGCCCCAATCCACTCAGGCAGCCCCTTGGGCAGCGTGATGGGACCATTCTCAGGGATGTCGTACAGGATGACATCGTTCACCGGCTTCAGCGGGGCCATCCCCTTCACCAGCGGCACCACGCCCTGAATGCGGGCATACACCCGGCTCGGGTCGGCCTTGCCCGGCTTGTGTACCACGTTGAGCTGGCAATTCGCCCCAAGGATGTTCTTCAGGTCGAACGCATTCAGCTCATCCGCCGTGAACGGACGCCCACGCCAGCTCTCCAGCACGCCACGCAGCGTAGCCTTCTTGCCGATGGACATCGTGTACTCAGACGAGATGATGCGCGGCTTCACCCCATCCGGCGTGCTGATGGTTTCGTGGGGCAGCTCCCACATCAGCATCACCTTCCGGCTGGGCCGGAATTGCGGATTGCCCGGGTCCTGTGTCCCCAGATCAATGACGGCGTAGCAAACGGCCTGATGAACACCAGCAGGCACCGGATCAATACCCTTACTCTCAGCTTTGACGATTGGCATATGGTTAGTTTTGGTTGTTGGTTTGGTTCTTGGCCCCGAAAGGGGTCGAAAATTCGGTGATGTCCTTGTAGTCGTAAGGCAGCCCCGCCGCCTCCCGGCACTCCGTCAGCCAGCTAAGCGTATCCTTAGCCCAATTCACAGCGTGCTCCTGCTCCTTGCACTCAGGAGCCGGGAAATGCCGAAGCATCCCGTCAATGGCGTATTCACACGCCATAAACTTCACAGCAAGCTGAAGTTGATCTTCACAGGTCAGGTTCAATGTGTTGTCTTTCATCCCCAGCACCCAATCACTTTTTGTTAGGGGCTGCGAGCTTTTTCTTTAGGAGATTCGTTTCGCTCTCCCATTCATCGACTTACATCCTACTTCCGCTCCCTACAGGACGCTGGTGCTGATGCAGGAACACGGGGGCAGAGTTCACCCATTGCTGGATGAACCACTAGAACGCTGTCTGCCGAGAGACGAGGTTTCCGGGTGCTGCCGCCACGCTGGTAGGCCATTGCCCGTGGTTCTCGGCACGTTCACTCCCAAAGGAGCCAACATTAAGGGGAGTTGGTAAATTCGTCAGGCTCCCCGCCAGTAGGCCCAAGAACCGCCTTGCACAGGTCGGAGCCAGACCATCCATCCTTCTAACCTAGAAACGGAAAACCCACCCCCGCTAAGCGTGAGGTGGGTTCCACCGTACAGGGCGACACTCCCATACGATTAACACATAGAACGACTGGCAAGATGGAGAGTAGCAGGACAACCGCATCCGTCAAGCGCGGATTTACAAAAGTCGTCTTCCCCCGTGCCCATTGCGGGCCCGATTGCTCTTTCGGCCTTCCAGCACCAGCTTCCCGCTGCGGGTGTGGCTCACATCCTTGCCGTCGCCCTTCTTGCCCATCTTCCGATTGGCCTGATTCAGCTCAGAGCGGTAGTCCCGACGCTCCTCCGTCGCGTGATAGGCCTTGTTGTAGGCGTTTTTACGCCTTCTGGCCTCTGGGTTGGAGGCGTAGTAGCGGCTGCTGTCGGATCGCCCCGTAAATCGCCCTGCAAGGCCGTTTCTCATAGGGTGCCATTCTACCAATGGCTAGGGGTGGATCAACCGGGCACAAGGTTGGGCAACGGCTAGGGGTAGTTCAACCGTGATAGTGAGAATGGCTTTCGCCATTCTCTTGCATCTACCCTCCCCTGCGACCGTTGCCAGCCCCCAGTTCATTTCAAATTGAATTGAAACAAGGCCGGTTTCCGTAACGTAATTGTAACAAAAGAGTTCTTGAAAAATCCCGGGCCCCTGTCACCGTCTCAGTCACACAACGATGAACACCACGCCGACATTCACCCCCGACCAGAACCTCGCCCACTACTGCGCCCAGCTCGACCTCGCGGTCGGCAACGTGCGGTCCACCGCCGAAGGCGTCAACCGCGCCCACGGCAAGCCCCGGATCCGCAAGGGCTGGCTCGCCGAGCACAACAAGCGGATGCAGCAGCTCGACGCCGCCATCTACCGCCTCTTTTTGGCCATCCACCGCCCCAGCGGCAACTTCTCGCCCTCGATGAAGGCGCACGCCGAGAGCATCCACGACTACGGATGCCGAGTGTTCGCCGCCTACTGCCCCCGAATCCCCGTCTGACCCCGGCGGCACAAGCCGCCCCCCACTTTCGAGGCAACCGCCTCAACCCCCGTCCGGGTATGGACCGCCGCGACACCGGCGTGACTACGCGACACAAGACAATGAAACACAAGATCAGCTGGAAGACCCTCCGCGCCACTTTCCCGGCCGGAACGTATACCGAGATGGACACGCCCGCCGACCAATTGACGGCGCAGGTAATCGCCGAGAACCTCGCGCACCTGCTCACCCACAACCCCACCGAGGCCGTTGCCATCAACGTCCGATATGGACACGGCGTTTTCGTGCCCGGATTTGTCCTGCGGCAAGTCGGCCCGCGCACCGAACGCAGGCTCGCCGCCAAACTCCGCAGCACGCTGCCAAATTACGCCCGCGACCTTTGCGGTAACCGCGTCCGCGACTACCGCACCCGCTTCCGGCCCCAGCCCCGCCAGACCAACGACCGCGCCAGCGTCCGCGCCCGATGGGAGCACGTGCCGCTTCGGCCTAACGCCGAGATCCCGTTGACCACCCGCACCGCCTTCCCTTACAGCCACGCCCTCGGCATTGAGTTTGAGTCTGTCGGCCCGATTGACCGGCCCGACCTTATTGCACGGCTCCCGATGTGGACCCGTTGCGTAAGCGACGGCAGCATCCGCGCCGGAGCCGGAAACTACGGGCACGAGATCCGCGCCTTGCTCGACCGCCAAACCGCCGAACCCCGCTTGCACCGGTTGTGCAAGATAATGGCCGACGCTGGCCTCAGCGTGAATCGCTCGACCGGACTACACGTTCACCTCGACGCCCGCAACATCCCGAGCCAGACCGAAGCCGTCCGACTGGCCAAGGTGATCGACTCTTGGCTGTTCCAGCTCCGCGAATTGGTCCCCGCCAGCCGCCGGGAGAACAGCTATTGCAAGTTTGGCGTTTGCACCCGCGACCGCTACCGGGCGGTCAACGTGATGGCTTGGGACACCCACCGAACCATCGAAGTCCGCCTGCACTCCGGCACGGTGGACTACACAAAGACCCTCGCGTGGATTCGGCTGCTGGAGACCATCCGCGCCGTCGCCCGCAAGCCCAAGCCCGCCAGCAGTTGCCTCGCGACCCTCGACCAGTTGCCGCTCACCGACTACGAGCGCGCATATTGGCGCGGTCGCCACCAAGCACTCAACCCCACGCTCTACACCACCACCGCCCCGACCACCACGGCGGAAGCCGAATAAGGAGGACCCACCCAATGTGCAAAATTCTGATCCTCACAGGCCATCACCCGGCCCAACGCAACCACTTGATCCGCACCGCGTGGCGCTACTTCGACCGCTCCCGCGAGCGTGACGGATTCGGAGCCGCTTGGATCAGCGCCTCCGGCCGACTCGCCCACATCCGCAGCAGCGCCCCGACGCTCACCGACCGCCAGCCCGATTGGTGCGATGGCTGGCACCACGCAGAGAACACCAAGGAGGCATCCAACGGAGGCCCGCTGTTGATCCACGGCCGAACCGCCACCTGCGGCAAAGGCCTGACCAACACCCACCCAATGCTAGTACCCAACCACGCGCTGATCCACAACGGCGTTGTTTCCTCCGACGAGTACCGCAACGAGTCGACCACCTGCGACAGCGAACTTATCCTTCGCGCCCTGCTGGCCAAATCCACCGATGGCCTAGCCGCAATCAGAGGGTATTTCGCCTTCGCCCACCTCGACCTCACAGCCCGCCGACTCACCATAGCCCGCGATGACCAAGCCGGACTCTATTCCGCCAAAATCCCCGGGCACGGTTGGGCTTTCGGCACCACCACCGAAGCCGTTGCCATAGCGACCACCGCTTGCCCGGTTCAGGTCAAAGACAACGTGGCCGTGTCATTCGACACGCGCAAACCCCACCGGCCGCTCAGCATCTCCACCATAACCAAGGCGCCGCCAAAACCCCGTGTCGAGTACCAGCCCCAGTTCGACACCGACTGGCCCGCAACCGTGTCCGAACACGTAGCCCGCCGCCACCACCGCGCCGCAACCCTCCGGGACGTTGTCACCCAATGAGCCGCACCCTCGACTTCCTGCTTGGTGCCCTGATGGCCACGGCCGCCTTCGCCCTTGCCCTAATCCTCGTGATCACGGGCACGCACAAGCCACACCTCCCACCAGAGGACGACGACACGCCCAAGCCGCCAACGCCCTAGCCAAGCCCCACCGACAACACAGCCCCGGCCGAGCCAACGCTCGCCGGGGCTTTCTGCATCCACCGGCCGAGTCACTATCACACCCAGGTATCGCGATGCCACCCGGGCAATAGGTTCGGATAGCGCCGGCGCGTGCTACGCACGCGCTTTCGCTCGCACATCTTATCCCCGGGGTATCCCCGGGATAATCGCGCCCCTGCACGATGCACCGCACCGCCTCAGTAGAGCAGGGGACCTCCGCCCACAGCAGGGAAGGGGAGTGGTGCCACCCGTTTTCTGGGGTCGCCCTCGCTTCGCTCGGGGAGGAACAGAGTGACCTGCGGTCACAGGGGGTTCCCTGTGCCATTTAATGGGGGGGGAGGGGGTCTAAAGCGGGCCGGGAGTGTTGTGACCATTGGGTCAATCCGACCTTTAAACTTTTTTACAAACGTCCTCCTGTGAGAATCAGGGGGAGTAACGGTATTAAGGGACGGGGGAAACAGGTGAAAAGTTACACCAGAACAGAAGATTTTTAAAAAAAGTCCTATTATGGGTTCGCCTGTCTGGGATTGACAGGGGTGGGGAATACTCCCCATATGGGGGAATGACTGAAGGCTTGAAGGTGAAGAAGGACTTGGCGCGGTCGTTGGTGGCTGCGGCTGAGAATCGACGTAGCCTTGAGGCGAGGGACCCTGAGCGGGCGGCTAGGTTGTTAGAGATGATGGCTGAGGGAAGGAGTTGGAAGAGCATTGTGCGGGATGAGGGGTGTGATTGGTACACGCTGGTGGGGCTGAGGGCTCGGCACAAGTCGTTGTTGGATAAGCGGAAGGAGATTGTGGCGCAGGACGCGATGGAGCTGATTGAGGGGGCGCGGCTGCTTCAACAGGAGAAGATGAGGATGTTGGCTGAGGACGACAAGATGTTGGCCCGTACCAACTTGCGTGATTTGGCGATGAGCTATGGCATCTATGCGGACAAGTTCTTTATGGCGACAGAGGGGAACAGGGTGACGGTGGAGCACAAGAGTAGTGCGCCTAGTTTGGAGGATGCGATGAAGGCGATTGAGGAGGCCAAGGCCAAGCTGAAGGAGAGCAGCATTGAGGTGGTGACGAAACCTGTGGAGGGTGTATGAGAGTCTCTTGGCTTCCCTGCAACAGGCCTAGCCTTGGCATTTGGATTACCAAGGCGATAGTTACGTCGTCTTGGACGGATGTGTCTACGGGCAAGCGCCATTACGGCCAGTATTCCTTTACGGGGGGTGGCTACTGGTCCTGCACCATAGGCTTCTGGCGCTGGAAGCTGGAGATACGACAAGCAAACTAGGCTTTCCTTTATTTCCATTTTCCGGAATTAAAGAAAACGAGGCTTTCCTTTAACAATGGCCCTAGTCTGGGAACCGCACGAGGTGCTGAAGCCGCCCTCCAACGAGGAGCTGGCGGCAATGAAGCCGGAGGATGTCCTCAAGCTTCACGAGGTCTACCATTCGGCCATTGCGAACAGCAAGCGGGACCCGTACAGGTATGGCTGGAAGCTGCCCCATTGGAAGGATGCTGAGGAGCTTTTGACGGTGCATTCCGAGCTGCTGGTGAGCGGAGGCAATCGGAGCGGGAAGACGAGTTGGGCAGCCCACGCCGTGGTGAAGGCGGCGGTGGAGAACCCGGGGTCGGTCATAATGTGCTTTGCCCAGAATGCGGATGTGTCCATCCGGCAGCAGCAGAGTGCGGTGTACGACGCCCTGCCAGAGGAGTTTAAGACCAAGGTGCTGGGGACGGAGGAGAACGTGTCCTACACCCGCAAGAACGGTTTCTCCAAGAGCAGCCTCATCCTGCCCGTCAGCAAGAGCTCGATCATCTTCAAAACCTATGCCCAATTCCTTAACAACGACACAATCCTTGAGGGTGCTGAGCTTGGCAGCCGGAGTCCTAGCTGGCTCAACATTGGCGCTTGGTGTGACGAATATCTCGTCGGCCCGGAGCTCCTTGGGACTCTTCGTTTTCGCCTCGCTACTCGCAACAGCAAGCTGGTCGTTACTTTTACACCTATCGACGGATACACCGAGGTTGTCCGAGACTACGTGCAGGGAGCGGAAACCTTCCGATCTAAGCCCGCCGAGCTTCTGGGTGGCCGGAACGTCCCATACCTACAGCGCTCAAGGAACCGGGATGCCGGAATCATCTACTTCCACAGTAGGGACAACCCCTTCGGTGGTTACGACCGTATCGCCAAAGACCTAGCGAACAGGCCGGAGCCGGAAATCCTCACCCGCGCCTACGGCATAGCCACCAAGTCGCTGTCCACCCGCTTCCCCAACTTCAGCCGGGAAGTGAACGTGGTGGAGCACAAGTCGATCAACCTGAAGGGAACAACCAAGTATCTCATCCTAGACCCTGCTGGGCGGAAGAACTGGTTTATGGCGTGGGTGGCGGTGGACGAGTCGGATACGTGGTGGGTTTATCGTGAGTGGCCGGACATCAACGTGGGCGACTGGGCCAAGTGGCAGGGCGGCAAGTGGGTGGGCGGGGAGGGCTCAAAGGGCCTTGGTTACGGGATACGTGACTACGTTGACCTGATTACAGGGATGGAGGCCGAGACGGGGGACGCCATCTTTGAGCGGCTGATTGACCCCCGCCTTGGTGCAGCCAAGTATCAGACACAAACCGGCGTATCGTCCGTTATGGCTGACCTTGAGGATGCCGGGTTGGTGTTTATGCCTGCCCCGGGCTTGGACATCGAGGAAGGCTTGCAGGCCATCCAGACGAAGCTGGCCTACAACCGGAAGGCCCCGATGGACGCCCTCAACCGCCCGCACCTGTACATCTCAGACCGTTGCGAGAACATCATCCAAGCCTTTCAGGAATACACGGCGGAAGGCGGGTTGGATGAGGCGTGGAAGGACCCGATTGACGTTCTGCGCTACGCCGCCGTGGCCGACATTCGTTACATAGCCCCCGGCCAGATGGCCACTACCAGACCTAAAAATGCCTACTACTGACATTCCATTTGCCGATTTGGCCAAGGAACTGAAGATAACCAAGTTCCAGCTAGCCAAGATTAGGGACGAAAAGCTGTCCGACAAGGACTGGAAGCTGGTGAAGGGGCGGCAATACTTCACGGAGGAGGGTGCCGACAAGGTACGACTTGCCGTGGCCGTGCCCTTGGCGGTGCCCAAGCGGCTGCTGATGCGGGCCCTGAAGGCCGCCCCCAACCCGCATTGGCTGTATTGCATCCCCGAGAAGGGCTTGGGCGACAAGGTGTTGGTGGCCGTCAAACCGAGCTGGTGTGATAGGCTGGTGGGCAAGCTAATCAACGTAGATGTCATCGAAGACGCCAATGGCGGCAAAACCTACCGGCACGAAGCCCTCGGAGGAAAGTGACCTGTCACTTTGCCCTGAGTGGCAGGCTGAACAGGTGGACCGGCTGTTGGGCTTTGAAATCCTGACGCGAGCGTTGTTAGCCTGCTACCAGCCCGTCTCCCCTGAGCGGCTGGGCGACAAGCTTGGGGTGGGCAAGGGTTTCTCCAATCGCATCATCGTAGACATTAAGCGCAGGTATTCCTATGGAAAATGACACTCAAGAGGCCTTGACGTATGTAAGCGCCAAGCCCGACGTGCTTGCGCTGAAGAATGCCTACGACCGCACGGTGAACGATTTGGCGTGGTATCTGTCGTCCACCCGCGACAGCTATGACTACCGACGCAACATCTGGCCGAACAAAGCAAAAGACCTGCGTAAGTGGGGCCCGGACGCCTTCCCCTTTGAAGGAGCCTCGGACACGGAGGTGCCCCTCATTGACCAGTTTATCAACACTTACGTTGCGCTGTGTATGTCGGCGCTGTCGCGGGCAAACATCCGAGCCTACCCGGTAGAGCTGGGCGACCTTCAGCGGGCGCGGGTTACTTCTGCCTTCCTGAAATGGATGGTGGCGGCGTACATCCCTGACTTCAAGCGTCAGATGGAGCTGGGGGCCAACTACCTCTTTGAACGTGGCATTATGGTGAGCTACGTGGGATGGCAGAAGGAGGACCGCACGTTCCGTCAGCGGGTGGAGCTGGCGCAGATTGCTCAGGCCAGCCCCGACTTGGCCAGCCTCATCATCGAGGGCAAGGCCGATGACCAGATTGCCGTCCTGCTTACCCAGCAGTTCAAGGGCGTGACGGAAAAACAGGCCAAGATTGCCGTCAAGGAGCTCCGCAAGACGGGCACGACGGAGCTGTCCGTGGTGCGGCAGTCGGTGAATGGCCCCTTGGTGACGGCCCTAGCCCCTGACGGGGATGTGTTCTTCCCGGCCTACACCACCGACTACCAGAAGGCTCCGTATTGCTTCCTGCGCGTCCTGATGTCGGCCCAGCAGCTTGAGAACAAGGTGGCGACGGAGGGCTGGGATAGCGACTGGGTGGACAACGTGCTGGCTCAGCAGCCCGTCTCCATCGATCTCACCGATCCCCGTACCAACACGGAGACCAATCGCTCGGCTCAGCAGATGACCAACGAGCTGTATGAGGTCATCTACGCCTACCAGCGGATGGTGAAGCGGGAGGATGGCTCGCAGGGCATCTACTGCACGGTGTTCAACCAGAAGTGGACGGGCCGGGATGGCGAGCCCAAGTATGCCAAGTTTGAGCTCTTGAACGGCTACGACGACTATCCCTTTGTCGTCACCAAGCTGTTTGAGGACAACAAGCGCCTGTACGAGCTTGCGACGGTGCCGGAGATGCTGCGTGGCCTGCAATGGGCCATCAAGGGCGAGCGGGACAGCCGTTCCGACCGCAACAGTATGGCGACCATCCCGCCCCTGCTCTACCCGGTGACGGGTCAGCCGCCCACGGACTACGGCCCGGCGGCCCGCATCCCCTACCGGCGGATGGGGGAGATTCAGTTTGGGCCTACGCCCCCGTACAACCCGGGCAGCGTGGAGCTGGAACAGACGATGCTCCAGCAGGCAAACACGATGATGGGCTTGGATCACGAGAATCCGATGTCCCGCATCCGCCAGCAGCACTTCGTGGACAAGTTTTTGCACCACGTTCGTGATGTCATCCGGCTGGCCTTTAAGTGCTACCAGCGTTTTGGCCCGGAACAGGTGTTCTTCCGCGTCACGGGCGTGTCCGATCCCCAGCGTTTCAGCCGTGGCGACCCGAACGAGAACTTCGACATCGTGGTCAACTACGATGTGCTGGCCGCTGACCCCGAAAACCTAGAAACCCAGCTCAATCAGTTTGTGAGCTTGGTCCAATTCGACCGGAATGGCCGCATCAATATGGACCGGATGCTGGAAGTGATGGCCTCAGCCGTCAATCCGGTGTTGGCCGATGCCGTTCTACAGCCTGCCGAGGAGGCCCAGCAGCAGATCGTCAAGCAGGTGACCGACGACCTGTCCAAGATTTACGCCGGCATCGAGGTAGGGGCCCGCCCGAATGGTGCTCAGGTGGCGATGCAGACCATCCAGCAGTATTTGCAGCAGCCGGACGTTGGTCAGCGCTTCCAGCAGGACAAGCCGTTCCAAGACCGGCTCAACAAGTATATGCAGCAGTACCAATTCCAGATGCAGCAGATGCAGAACGCCCAGATTGGGCGGATTGGTACGGCTCCCGCCCAGATGGGCGAGGTGAGCACGCAGGGCCTTAGCGCTTAAGGGCGTCCCAGCGCTCCTTAACGGCCTTGTAGTTGGCCTGCTCCAGTATGTCGTCTAGGGTGCAGATGCGCCCGGCGATACATTGGAGCATATCCGTGGGCCGGTCTTGCAGATTGGCAATCCAGTTCTCGCGGGCGTCGTGCAGGGCGTTCAGAAACTCAAGGAAGTGCTCGTTGTTCTGAAGGATTTCTAGGGACTTAGGGCTCATAAAAGTATACCCAAGCGGGGCTCCAACCCGCATCTTCGCCGCACCCCCGATTGGCCATTCTCCGGCTGTTGGAGCCAGAAGTCCGGTGGGCCGCTAGCGTCCTAGCAGGCGAAATGCTATGCCTTGCACCATTGGGCAGGCGCAAAATGGCGGTGGATGACCAATTAAGTCAAGTACGGAAAAGCTATGCTAGCATCCGCCCCATCGCAGTCGCCAAGGCGCAAAGATGGCGGATGAACATATGTCAGAAGTCGTAACGTCCGACGCGGGGGACGCTAAACCTGCCGTGGAAACCAACAAGCCAATGACGGACAAGGATTTCCTGTCCTCCCGTATTGCCAAGCTTACTGGCAAGCAGCCTCCCGCTGCTTCCAAAGAGCCTGAATCGGTTCCTCCGAAGGAGCCCGAAGCCAAGGAGCCCCCGCAAGAGGGCGAACCCAAGGCCGAGGCCGCTCCCCAGAAGGAAGTTCTTTCAAAGGAAATTGAGGACCTCACAGATGAGGAGATCGCTGAGCTTGCCCAAAAGGGCAAGAGCGGGTTGCTCAAGCGGATTGCTGAGCTCACGGCCAAGCGCAAGCTAGCCGAGGAGAAGGCAGCCGCGCTGGAGTCTGCCATTGTGCAGGCCCGGCAGCAGCTCCCTGACGCCAAGGTTGAGGATAATCCCTACGAGTCGATTGCTACCGTCGAAGACCTTCAGAAACAGAAGGAAGAGGTGGATAGCTTCATCGAGTCGGCAGAGGACATCCTTTTCAAGGCGGAGGACTTTGGTGCCAACGACGTTGTTTACACAGCGGAAGACGGCAAGGAGTGGACCAAGGTGCAGGTACGCGAGATGCTCCGAAACGCTCGTCGTCGTCAGACCAAGTTCATCCCGGCGCAGTATAAGGAGCTTCAGCTCCGAGCACAGCGCGATGGGCTGGAACAGCAGTTCAAGACCTTGGCCAAAACCGAGCTGTCTTGGATGGATGGCGATGATAACGATGTGAGGAAGCGGTATGAGGCGATGGTCAATGACCCCCGCCTGAAGGAGGCCAAGCGCCTCGTTCCCGACATTGCTCCGCAGATTGAGTATCTGGTGGCTCACGCCGCCAACTCCATCTACGGGCGCCGCACGTTGCCAATGGATGGTAAGTCCAAAGGCGTAACGCTCAATCCTCCCTCGTCCCCCGCCTCCACGGCGGCTGCCCCGGAGCGTCCTGAAAACCGCTTCGACCGGCAGCTCAAGGACATTGAAAGCCGATACAAACAAACAGGAAGCGCCAACGACTTCGTAGCCCTCCGTGCAGCTCAACTCTCGAAACGTAAATCCTAATTAGTTATGTCGTTCTCCAACACCTACGATACCACCTCGCCCGGCAGCGCGGCCCTCAACCGTGAGGACCTCCACGATGCCATCAGCACGCTGGCTCCCAGCGAAACGCCGTTCCTTAGCTCCGCTGACAAGTTCAAGTGCAACGCCACCTTCGTTGAGTGGGGCGTGGACAAGCTGTCCGCTCCCGTCACCACGGCGGTGAGCGAAGGCGCCGATGTCACCGACTTCGACGACAAGTTTGAGTCCGCGGCCCGCCTTGGCAACTACGTCCACAAGCGGCGCCGGTCCTTCCGTGTGTCCGATCTCCAGCAGGCCGTCTCCTCGGTTGGCCCGCAGGACATCGCCCGTGCGGAGATGAAGGCCGTCAAGGAGCTGAAGCGTGACGTTGAAACCGTCCTCCTCGGCACGCAGGATCGTGCGGCTGAGAACGGTGGCGGCACGGCCTACACGATGCGCGGCCTCGGTAACTGGATTGCCTCGGCTGGTCCGGCGGATGTCCCTTCGGACTACCGCACCCCGGCTGGTTCCATCCACGCCTCGGGCACGTTCAACGAGACGGTGCTGAACAACCTCATCACCTCCATCTACCGCCAGAACGGTTCGACCAACAGCCTCACGCTGCTGGCTGACACCGCCCTGCGCCGGGTGGTGACCGACTTCGCCCGTGCGGACGCCACCACCGGCGCCCTCCGTCAGTACAACGCCAACAGCTCGTCCGGCCTCATCAAGCTGGCGGTTGGTCAGTACCAGTCGGATCACGGCATCGTCACCATCGTGGATATGAATCCCGACACCGCGCCGGACACTACCAACAAGGACACGGGCTACCTCATCAACCCCGACTTCTATGCGGTGGGTGAGCTCATCCCGCTCGGCTCGACCCGCCTGCCGAACCTCGGCGGTGGCGAGCGCGGCTACGTTGACTGGACCGGCACCCTCAAGGTGGCGCATCCTGCCGCTCACGGCAAGATCACCGTCCTCAGCTAAACCCCAACCAAGGAGACATCACAATGGCTAAAGTTACTGTTAATGAGGGTGGCGTTTTCACCGACTACGTTCGTCTGGACTACAATGACCTGAAGGCCATCGGCAACGGTGGCACCCTGCTCATTGCCACGATCCCGGCGCACGGTGCGGTTGAGCTCTGCGGCGTCGCCAAGACGGTGGCGGTTGCTGGCTCGACCTCGCTGGTGTTCGACGTGGGCACGACCCTCGCGGACCCGGACGAGTTCATCAACGCGCTGGATGCGGACGCTATGACGGCTCCCGCGTTCAACACGGGCGACCAGTTTACGGCGGGCACCGCGACGAGCACCACGGGCCTGTCGCAGGCCGTGAAGGCTGGCGCTTCCGCTCAGGACGTTTACCTGAAGGTGACCGACGCGGCTATCGCGTCCATCACCGCTGGTGAGTTCGTGATCGGTCTGCGTATCGTCGATCTGTTCAAGTTCAGCTAAGACCAGACTCGGCTGATAGAATGGGGGCGCATCCTAGGTGGGTGCGCCTCCTTTTTTATGCACATCATCACCAAGCTGCCCGGGGAAGGGGCTGTGAAGGACGCCCTGATCCGCGAGATTCGCACGGGCTTTGAGCTCATCAAGGTGAACGAGAAGAAGGAGGAGGTCCTTGCGGCTCACGAGGCGAGCCGCTGGAAGGGGCACAAGACGATTCCCGGGCTGGGCAAGGCTGTGGCTTTCTATCCGGCTGACGAATACTTCCGCCTCATCAACAAGTATGGACGGCACGAAGTGAACAGCAAGGAGTTCATTCGCTACCACCAGAAGAAGTTCCCCCATCTCTGTCCCAATAAGGTGTAATGACTACCGACACTTACGGCAATCTGCTGGAGTTGGTGAAGGCCCTGTCAGGCAACACCGCCCTGACGACTGAGGAAAACTCTCTAGTGAACCAGTTTATCAACCGGCGCATCTACAATGCCTACCGGCGGATCAACTACTGGCCCCGCTATCTGGTGCTGGGGGAGGCGCGGGCGGTGAGTGGTGGGTCGGTGCCCTTCACGCAGGCCACCCTCAATCCGATTGGCAGTTTCCTCCGCATCTACGACGAGGCCCCGTATGGCACGTACAGCGTGACAGAGCTGACGTACAACGTCACTTCGGACGGGGCCGACATCGTGTCCCCGCCTGATGGGCTGGACACGGTGTACGTGGACTACAAGAAGCGGTGGGACGGGCCCTACAACTCCACCACCAACTCCCTAGTCCCGATGGAGTTCTTCCACTATGCCGCCCACGGCGCCTTTGCCGATTTTCTGCGGTATGATGGGCAGAACGAGAAGGCTGCTGCCGAAGAGGGGTATGCCGAGTCCCTTCTTGTGCTAGAATTGGAGGATGTGATGAACCAGCGTAATTTCAATACGGCTGGGAAGCGCATCCGTTCTCACCAGACCACGCAATCACGCCACTCTTCAACCCGCTAAGCTATGGCCAACGCCCGCATCGTCAACACGCCCTCGCAGGCGATTCCCCAGAACAGCACGACGCACGCCCAGAACACGATTAGTTCGACGGCAGAGGCGGTGATTGACTTCACCCTCAATGCCTCCACGACGCACGTTCTGGTGCAGTTCAATGGGGCGGCGGCGCGGGTGACGTTGGATGGCGTGACCAATCCGACGACCTCCAAGGGGTTTCTGTACAACGACGGGGCGACGGCCTATTGGCCCCGGCAGACGGCCATTGCGGCCAAGGCGATCCGTGCGGCGGGTACGGATGTAGTGGCTGAGATTCAGGAGCTGAACTACCTGTGACCGTCTTTGAGACCAGTTTGCTGGCGAAGTCTGACAACCTTTACAAGGGCTTTAGCCCGATGGTTGCTGACAAGGTATTCTGGTCTGAGCCCATCATTGGGCAGCCGTACATCAATGTGCCGAATGTACAGTTTACCTTGGTAACGTCAGCCGGTGATCGGCTGGTGGACAGCGCGGCCAATCCCTTCATAGCCCTCACTTAATATGGCAGACATTCGCATCAAGGACCTTACGACCACGGCGTCTACGACGGCTGCTGACGACTTCTTTGCGGCAGACGGAGCGACGAACGGCACGCGGAAGCTGTCTGCCTACAGCCCGAGCTTTGGCGGCAACGCCACGGTGGGCGGGACGCTGACGGTGAGCGGTAGCGGAACGACTGCCATTGGTGGTATGATCAAGGGCGCCGCGGCAACCTATTCTGGGTTTCCTCCAGCCGGAGTGACCTCGGCGTTTCAAGTGGACGTTGAAAACGCCACTACCCGCGATGTACTTTCATTTGGCGACAGCTCGCGGGCGGGTTTGCTGCGCGGGGCTCACGACGGCAGCGGACGAGTTACGTGGTCATTCGGGCGCTACGCGGCTGGCGCTTTTGCTGAATACGCTAGACTTGAGGGCGTTGCGTCTGCTGATGCAAAATTGACCATTAACGGCACCACCGCCTCCACCTCTACCTCCTCCGGTGTGCTGGTGGTGAGCGGGGGCGTGGGGGTGGCGAAGGAAGTATATGTTGGGACGACCCTCAAGCTCGCCAACACCTCGCAGAGCGTTACTGCTTGGGGCGACATTGGAGCCCAGTTTAGTGTCGCTGGCGCGGTCATTACCGACACTAGCTCGTCTGGCACGGTGTCCCGCGCTGTCGTCAACAGCATTGCGGCGTCTGCCCTAGCTGCCAGCAGCACGACCACCTACACGCAGGCTGCGAGCTTGTTCGTTGCCGGGGCTCCTACCGCCAACACCAACGTCACGATCACCAATGCCTACGCCATCTACACGGCTGGCGGTCGCATCAACTTCCAAGGTCTTCCCACCTCGTCCGCTGGCCTCCAAGCTGGCACCCTCTGGAACGACGGTGGCACGCTCAAGATCGCCTAATCTTTCCCTATGAATAACATCATCGCCATCGCCCCCGTTTCCGTTTGGACCCCTGCTGGCAGCAAGAGCGCCACGCAGTTCAATGTCCGTTACGTCAACTATCAGAACGGTCCCGCCGTTGCCGACTGCCAGCTCCTTGACGCTGCCGGTGCGGAGGTCGCCTCCCAGCTCGTCAATGCCACCGCCGCCCAGACGGCTACGTGGACGAGCGATGCGGCGTTCTATAAGGTGCTGGCCCAGAACGCTGGCCTGACGCCGCTCTGATGCCTCAGAAGTCTACGGTGAACAGCGCCGAGGCAACCGCCGAAATGACTCATTTATGACTCAGCCCATCTTAGCGCCCGGCCGAAACGCGTGCATTCCGTTTAAGATGAATGCGATATTCACCTGCCTTACGGCCTCTCGCCTGAGTCATTTCCACTCTCACGCCCCGGCCTGCGTAAGAACATCTATCGCCGTATTCTGGCTGGTTCCAAGGGTGGTAGGCCGGGTCAATGGAGCGCCCGCAAGGCGCAGTTCTTGGCTAGGGAGTACAAGGACGCTGGAGGGGGATATAAGTCTTGAAGCCTCAACAGCGTTCTTTGGTGGACTGGACGCGCCAGAAATGGCGCACGTACAGCGGGAAGCCCTCCCTCAAGACTGGGGAGCGTTATCTGCCCGAGAAGGCTTGGGCTTCCCTCAGTCCTTCCGAGCGTGCGGCTACGAATGCGGCCAAGCGTAAGGCGATGCGGTCGGGGAAGCAGTTCTCCAAGCAGCCTGCTAGGGTGGCGGCTAAGACCCGCGCCTATCGTTAGGATTGACTTCTGGCAGGCTAGGGCCTAGCCCTCATTTATGGACGCCAAACAGGCACTAAACATCGTTAATCAGGTGTGCTCTGAGTTTCGGGGCACCCGGCAAGACCACGAGCTGCTCAAGCAGGCTATTCAGGTGTTAGAATCGGCCCTCACTCCAAAAGAATGAACGCCTCCGTCATCACCTCCATCGTTCGTCACCTGCTCGGCATTGCGTCGGGCTACCTCATTGCCAAGGGCATTGAGTTGGACAGCGGCACCATTGAAACCGTCGCGGGCTCGATTGGGAGCCTTTTGGCGGTGGGATGGAGCCTCTGGTCCAAGAAGGCCGACAAAGTGGCTTAAATCGCAAGGAAACGTGGTTTACGGGGCCATCCTGCGGGGTGGCCCTTTGTTTTTGTAGGGTAGAATAGGCCAATGCCCGCCATTACGAAGGACACCCTTGTCCGCGACCTGAGAGATGAATGGTCGTTGGAGGACTTGGGGCGGGGAGCTGGGTGGAAGCCCATCCCTCCCTTTCGGCGTGATACGGTACACGTATTGGGGCAGGATGGTCGGTGGCGGGCTGGCGGGGCTCTGAGCGGGGCTTGGGACTTCAGCGCCGGGTCGTCAGACGGCATCCTTTCCACCTTTGATCTAGACGAGGGGAGCAGCACGACCACCTATGCCTCCTCTGTAGTAGACTTGGACGACGGTACATCAGTATGAGCACTCCTGCCATTATTCGTCATCGCCGGGACACGGCTGCCAACTGGACTTCCAATAACCCTGTATTGGAGGCTGGTCAGTTGGGTCTGGAGACGGACACGCTGAAGATTAAGTTTGGCAACGGCGCGACGGCGTGGAATAGCCTCTCCTACGCTTCTGGTGGGGGTGGTGGCGGAGGAATCTCGGACGGCGATAAAGGCGACATCACGGTAAGCTCTAGTGGCGCTACGTGGACTATCGATAACGGCGCGGTGAGCTACGCCAAGATGCAGGATGTGTCTGCGGCGTCCAAGCTGATTGGCCGTGGGTCAGCTTCGGGGTCTGGCGATCCGCAGGAGATTACGATTGGCACCAATCTGACGATGAGCGGCACCACGCTCTCGGCTGCTGGGTCCATCTCTGGGTCCACGGGTAGTACGGATAACGCCATCATCCGAGCGGACGGCACCGGCGGCTCCACCATTCAGGGCAGCGTTCCCACCATTGACGACAACGGGAAGATCGTTGCTGACGCCTTTGAGTTCGACACCACCCCGACCACGACTGGTGGCACGGGAGTGATGATTTGGGACAGCACGGAGAGTGCTCCGTCTGTCGGCTTCAATGCCAACGTGATGGGCAAGCTGGGCGTGGATAGCCACGTTCAGGTGTACAACCAGACCGGCTCCACCATCGCCAAGCGTAAGGTGGTACGGCAGAGCGGGTCGTCCGGCACCAAGCTCAAGGTGGATTTGGCGTTGGCCGATGGAGACCCCAATTCGGCCACGACCATTGGCATTACGGCTGAGTCCATCAGCAACAACAGCTCTGGGTTCATCATCACAGCGGGTCTGCTCACCGGCGTAAACACCATTGCCTTCACGGAAGGCGATGTGCTGTGGCTGTCTTCTACGTCGTCTGGCGACATCACGAACGTCCGTCCTACGCAGCCCGCGCACGGGGTTCGACTCGGCTACTGCATCAAGTCCTCGGCTGGGGCTGGCATCATCTACGTCGATATCCTGAACGGACTTGAGCTGGAGGAGCTGCACGACGTTCTGATTACGTCCCCGGCGGACAACTCCTTCCTCGTCTACGAGTCGTCTTCCTCGCTGTGGAAGGACGAGGGTCCGTCCGATGCTCGCACCTCGTTGGGGCTGGGTACGCTTGCTACGCAGAGCGGAACATTCAGCGGCACCAGCTCAGGTACGAATACCGGCGACCAAACCATTACGCTTACGGGCAACGTAACGGGGTCAGGTACTGGTAGTTTCGCGGCCACCATCGCCAATGATGCGGTGACGTATGCCAAGATGCAGAATGTCTCGGCTACTGATAAGGTGCTGGGGCGGGCGTCTGCGGGGTCAGGGGACGT